AGCAAACTGGTTATAAAAAAAAAAGGGAGTCCGAAGACTCCCTTAAAAATGTTAGGTTAACCCTAATCTTTTTCTTATTACAGACTTATGTCAAGATATTAGTTACCTTGAAGATTCTGTAGTAAGGGTTGGTCTTAACAGCAGCAAGACCGTTAGCAGGTGTAGAACCAACAAATGGGTTTGAAGCCATTCCGTAACGAGTTTTAAACCCGATACGTGGTTGGAAGTTATCTTCACCAATTGCCTTAACCATTTGCAATGGTACGTAAGGACAATAGAACACACCAGCGTCATAAGGGTTAGACCCACGGTAACCAACAGTTACATAGTCAGTATTTGCATACGGATCGATGTAAACTTTGATACGTCCGTTAAGTGTACCAGCGAATGTGTTACCAGTGTCATCAACGTTTAAGTTGGTATTCATTGCAGGGCTGTAGTCAAGAGAACCTGAAGCTGCAAGTGCAGTAGCAACGTCTGAAGAACAGATAATAACATTACCTTTTCCACGTCTTGTTTCTTTTGCAATTACGTTTGCTTCACGATCAATTTGTACACCCAAGCCTTTGAATTTCTCAGCAGACCAACGACCATCAGCATCAGATGACATATTGAATATACCATTAGATGTAACGTTTGCTTGTTGAGCACCAGTTTTAGCTTGTGAGTTAATTGTACGAATTACTTCACGGTTGATTTCTGCAAGAATTTCTGTAGACAGAATATTTGCAAGTTCTGTCTCAGCGTCAAGACCGTGAATTGCTTTAAGGTCTTGAGCAAGTTCTACAGTGTATTCAGCTTTAAGCGCACGAGAAACAGCAGTCACAGTTGATTTCTCAATTGTGAAACCCATTTCGTGGAAAGATGAACCACCAGAAGAACCTAATGCTTCTGCATCATCAGTAGGCATACCACCAGCAAAGATGTCAGTAATACGAGCACCTTCTGAGTCTACGCCATTCCAACCTGAAGCGTTATCTGAATCGTGTGTTCCAGAACTATCACCAGAGAACTGAGTTTCAGCTTCGTTGAATAGTGCTTCACGGTTTGAAGTTGAACCACCTTGGTATCTTGCCTTCATAGCGAAGATAAGACCAGTTGGGCCATTCATAGGTTGAACACCAGCAACGTCATATGCGATGAGGTTAGGCATAGCACGGCGTACTAGTGAAATCAACACAGGGTTAAAGTTTGCAACAGATGAAGTGCTGTTAGCAGGAGCAGCGGCGTTCTCAGTTAAGAACCCTTGCATTGCAACACCTTCTTCGATCATTGCTTGTTCTTGGTTTTCAAGAACGGCAGCGGTTACGGCTTTTCTATAGTGATCGCCGATAACGCCAGCGGACTCTTCGTTAAGAACGGGAGACCACTTTTCGATCAATCTATCGTAAGATTCCATTTCGTTTTTCCTTATTTGGGTGAAATTTTGCGAATAGCAGAAACGTAACGTTCCATATTTCCACTGATTTCTACTGTATCAGCATCGTCAGATTCCATAATGGTTTCATCACTTACTTCTGCCACCTCTTTCTTGAAATAACTTTCTTTGACAGTAGATACTTTTTCAGCAAAAGTGTCTTCGTCTTCGAAAATAATGTCATTTACAAGAGATTTTAGTTTTTCTACTTGAGTTTCGGCAAGGTCACGTGACGCTTCTCTGATAACAGATTCACGCTTGTAAACTTCCAATTCCTTAGTAGCGTCTATAACTTTCTGAGTAGATTCGTTGAGTTTACCCTCAAGTTCTTCTACTGATTCAGCAAGTTCGTCAACTAGATCAACTTTAGACTCAGGTACGTCAATGTAAGACTCTTCGAAAATACCTTTCAGTTTTTCCATAAAAGTCTCAGCGATTTCAGTACGTAAACCGTTCTGAATTGCTAATTGATTTTCCTTCATCCAAGATTCAACTACGTAATTAAGGTAGCTGTCTACTTTCTCTACAAGTTCTGACTTAGTTGAAGATACTTCTTCTTCTAACTCTTCCTTGTACTGTGCTTCAAGTCTGTCAATTTCAGATGAAACTTTAGACTTCACAGCAGCTTCAAAGATAGTTGCGGTTTTAGCTTTGAACTCATCACTGAGTGTAGCTTCAGACTCGACTAATGCATCAAGTTCAGCAGTAGTGTCAACTTCAGGAGATTCTGAAATGACTTCATCTTCTTCCATTTCTACTGACTCGTGATAAGATGCATAAAGTTTGCCCATATCTTCTTTGGACATCTTTAACATTTTATCAGTCATTGCACTAATCATACCCGCCTTTGTCTTAGGAGCAGGAGCTTGTTTTTTAACTGCATCTTCAGCGCCGTCTACTGATTTCTCAGATTCGTCTTCGTCACTACCCTTATCGAGTAATTTAGAATCAGCAGCTTCTTCTACAGTTTCCTCTTCGAGAGCCTCTTCCACGATGTCGTTAATATCTTCATCGGTAGATTCGACTTCGACTTGGTTTTTTACTTCTTCAGTCATAATCGACTCCTTAGATTTGCGATTTAATTAACGAGAGGAAATTTTTAAACTCTCGAATTTGCACTTCTGGACGAAATGCCTTCGGAGCGTTTTTAATTTCAGTCTCCATATTTTCAATTACCTGAGGCGAAAGAACACCGTTATCCCAAACCCACTCAACACCTTCCATTATACCATTTACAAATGCTTCTGGTGCTGACGGGTCTTGTACGATGTCAACCGTACTAAGCATAAAGTCGTCTTTGACGTACATTGCGCCGTTCTTCTGCTCAAGGCTACCCATACCACGAGTTGACACACCTAGTTGCACGCCACCTTCGAGAAGACCTTCAACGATCTTACCCATAGGAGTCGGCAATATTTGTGCCTTTCCGATCACATTATTTCCCTCAAATTTAAGTTCTTTAATGAGATGCGAAACTTTGTCTAAGTTAACTGTCGGCCCTTCAGGGTGGTTTAGTTCCCCAACTGCCCGTTTCTTAGAAACTTGTTCTTTAACGTATTTGTTTACCGCCTTTTCCATAATTGCTTTGGGGTAAACACGTCCATTGCGGTTCTTTTTGTCCGCTTGTGCGAATACGCCTTCGATGACGTAATTTTTCTCGCCGTTTTCTTTCTTTTCAACGATACACTGGATATCGTTTTCTACGTATTCACTAATTAATTTCATTTAGGTTAATTCCCTTATTACGGTATCGATTGCCTTCTCGGCATCTTTCTGAGACTTGAAAGCGTCTAATCGATCACCGTCTACATATGCGACAAAGGGTAGATTATCCCTTCCCTTTTTGTCGGGACGTTGATATATCTCGACAGGGATTCGTTTAATCTTTTTCTTGTAGACAACATTACCTTCAGGTTTTTTGTCTCTGATTTCCTGAAATGTTTTCACAACAAGTTTTTCCCTTTACCAATTATTTATACGATTAAGAATCTTCAGAAGGTTCTTCTTCTTCGATTTCATCGGAAATTTCGTCCGAAACGACCTCTTCATCGTCTAATTCGTCCAATATTTCCTCATCGGTGATGTCATCTACGGGTTCACCGTTGTGATAATTACCCGCAACTGCCACCTTCTCTGCTTCTAATGCAGAGTGTACTTTGTCTTGAATGATACTATTAAATGAACCTTCCGCTTTGTTAAGTTCACCTGTAGTAATTTGATTGACTAAATCTTCTATCGGATTTACAACCACTTCGTCTTGCTTTTGAGTTTCTTCACTCATTATATTTCTCCTTTAATTAAAAGTCTTCATCCTCACCATCTTCGGAGTTAGCATTTTCTGCTTCAACTTGATCCTTCATAGTTTGGATGTCTTCATCTGTCATTCTCATTACGTTCTTCATAACCCATTCTCTAGAGAAGTATTCGCCCACGTAGTTCGATACCGCATCAAGAACGTTCAACCTATCTTGCAATAATTCCATATCTTTAAGTTCTGTAAAATGGTTGTCACGTAGAAAATCTACATTGATGTCATTCTTCCACTCTTCCCAATCCTGTTCAGTAATGATACCCTTTAAGAGTAACTGTTTACGTAGGATTCCAAGGAATAAGTGTGAGAATCTTTTACGCAACCTTTCAATAAACTTGTGGAACTTCACTTCGTCTCTTGTGATCTCTGTGGATCGTCCTAGAGAGAATTGTGCTTCCTGTTCTAGTCTATTAATAGGTACGTTTAATGCACGATACAATCTCTTCTGGAAGTAGATAATATCGTCAATCTGTCCTAAGTTCTCACCGCCTGGCAATGTTGATATCTCAGTACCTCTACCACCTTCTCTACGAGGTAACCAGAAGTCTTCCAACATTGACATATGTTTGCGGTCATCTTTTAGGTCACCAGTTGATGCATCGTACACTAACTTATTTCTATAACGAGTCATAATGTCTTTCATATATGCTTCGGATTTGTTTCGAGGCATATTACCAACATCGATATAGAATATACGTCTTTCAGGCGCACGTGCGAGACGGTAGATGACTAGAGAGTCTTCTAACATTCTCAACTGGTTAATTGGTTTGAGTGCCTTATGTAAGTAAGACACAACTGTTTTCTTAGATGGGTCAAGTAATCCAGATGTTACATATGATACTGCATCGGGTGCTAACTTGACGCCTTGGTTTGTTCCTGCTTTCTCTTGGTAGATAAAAAATTCGTTTACTTTATCTACAATCTTTGCATCCGTCTTTTGATCTTTCTTATATTTTACTTCTTTGACTTTACGGATTTTAGCCGCATCTATTGGACGGATTTCTTGAACCCCTAGTTTGAGGTTACTTTCATCAACAACTAAATGGTAGAACAATCTGCCGTCTACGTAAAAACTTCTAAAGATATCGTGACCTAATTCACTGAAGTTTAACATAGAACAAACACCATCAAATTCTTCTAGCATTTGTTTCTTGATTGAATCTGAAACTTTATCAACACTGTCTAAATTTAATGTTACGGGTGCTTCGTTTTCACCCCCAACAATAGATTCATTAACAATGTCTTCAATAGCGGCATCTACTTCGGGATGTTCAGCGACCCCTCTGTATTTCATAATAAGTTGGGAATTGTCTTTCGCTTTACCGCCTTCAAGGTCAATGTATTGACCGTAATGAGAACCAGACGCAGTTACATACCCCGCACCATCTTCATCGGTGGGAGTTACTATAGAAGGGAGTTTTTCCTTTTCTTTCTCTTTTTTCTGAACACGTTTAAGTTCAAATCCAAAGAGTTTTAGTAGTGCGTTGTCTTGTTCTGCCATAATGTTTTCAATTCCTCGTTGTGTAATAGAACGAGATGTAGGAATTTCTTCCTACACCTCTATCTATATGCCAGATAACACCTTAACTTGTAGTGTTACTTTCCCAGTATTGGACTGCAAATTCTACGGTGAATTCCTCAACTGCATCTACTGTATCGTATGAAACATCGATAGCAGCTACGTTTATAGGAAAACATCCACGGAAGTTGTAAGTCTTAATAACAGACTCATCTCTGTCCAATTGCTCAACAACTAAGTCAGCTTGATAATCCACTGGATTAGTCAAACCTGTGTTGTTTTGGTGTGCATTGATACCGTTCATCCATCTTTCCATTGCGTCACGGACATTAAAGTCTGTGTCGTTCAGGACGGTAACAGTCCAACTTTCAAATGTACGGTCACCCGCAATTTTCAATTGTCTGCCTCGGAATGGTACTTCAATAACGTTCATCATTGAAGCAGGTAATTGTGCAGCTTTGCACAAGAACGATGTTAGTTCAACGTCTCCACCAGCATAGCCAGGGAAATTGACAGTTGCTTTAAACAGGTTAGGACGTGCGCCCCCACCTCTCAACTTCGATTTGAAGTCATCTACGCCTAAAATTGCCATTGTTTTCTCCTAATCGTTCCTTATACCGTTCCGACTACTTCTTCAAATTCCACACCAGTTCTAACTGCAACAAAGTTCAATGTTACGTAGTTAATAGAACGTGCGGGTTTGATGAAGATAGATGCAACGAATTCGTTTCTATCGACCACAGCAGCGGTGTTGTTTGTTGCGTCACATACAACACGGAAATCTGTGATCCCCCTTCGACCTTTGATCTCTCTCAAGAATGGTTCGACAATGTTTACGAATTCTGCACGAGTAAACTCGTCATTGAATTCAAACATAACATTTCGTCCAGCGATTGCAATGGCTCTTTCGATACCAAGGAACAATCTACGAACGTTAATGCGGTCAAACGCACTTGGTCTAGATTCATTAGTCTTATCACCAAATAACATTATTCCATCGCCTGGAATATTTGCTATTGGGTTAATACCAGCTTTGTACAATGCATCCCTTTCAGCTTTACTTGGGGAGAGTACGATATCCGTAACTCCTAAGTAACGTCCACGTCTTGCACCAGCAGGTGAGAACCAAGGAGCAGCTACTAAGTCTGTTGCAGCCATCAAACCAGCGGTTGATGAAGCAGCAGGAATCTTAATATACTGATCGTTGTATTTGTCAAACACCTTTAGGTAGTTGTTATCGTGAACCAGATAAGAGGATTTTGTATAAGTGTTATTACAAGCTAATACAGCATCGTTAGTACCAGTTGTTACTACTGCGGCTCTTGATGGAGACGCAACAACAACACAGTCCTTACGTGTTGAACCAGCGGTTGCAATAAGATCGTTAACTATCGTAGTTGCTGGAGTATCTGTCAATGATTCAGGTGCGATTAAGAAGTCTACTTCGATATTGTCCTTATCTTCGAACTTATCGAAACCTCTTAGGATATCATCTGTACCTAATGTACTTGATGATACACCACCGCCTAATGATACTTTAAATGTACCTACTGCGCCGTCTCGGTTACCCGATTTGCCACCGTGGTCAGCTTTAAAGTCTTCATTACCTGCTTGAGTTGCAGCTGTATCCCAGTTGCTTCCACACAAATCAGAGTTGTCAGAATCACTTAAACTTCTGTGGAATTTACCGTAGTAAATCCATTCAGATTGTAACTTAAGTACATCTTTCCAGTAGTTCGATGTTCCGTCAGCTCTCTTTGCATTAGATGCTACTGATAGGAATGGGAAGGTTTCGAGAACTTCACCAGCAGTACCAGTGATCTCTCCATCTTCATCAACTACAACAACGTGTATCTCGTCATTCTTTCCACCTAACTTACTTACGTAGTCAGACGTTTTTGGAGCTGCGTCAAACTTACCTTTATAAGTCCAGTTATTGAATGCGGCTACACCGCCATTGTCAGAGTCTACAGTTGTGCAATACGATACCTTTAATGAGTTACCCAACTCGCCTGGATATTTTGCGATGAATATTCCGTCACTGCTATCAATTGTAGCAGATTCGAAAGCATCCAAATTATTCAGTGCTTGGGCAGCTCCGCCTGCGGAATCTGACGCAAAGTAAGCATTCGTAGCATCGGAATCTTGCTCACGAACGACTTGCAATGAGTTAGAATAACGCAAGAAATATGCGGCTGAATGAAAATCAACCGTATTATCAGTTGTTGGCGCAGAAAAACGAGAAACTAATCCAGATTCATCTGAAACTAGAGTAACCTCGCCTACGGGCCCCCAACCGAAATTTCCCACAAACGCACCAGTAGAAGTTTGAACGTTAGGTACAACACCTGTCAGATCAATTTCTTTTACCGTTACGGCAGGGGAAGCAGAGGGTGTAAATAGTGCCATAGCTCTTTCCTTTTCGTAATCTAATTATAAGTTGTCATAATACGGTTATTTTCACATACTTTTATTTATAAATAATCTTTTTTCTACCACTCTTCGATACTACCATTCTGGTATTGTATCCATTGTTCAGCGTCTTTTAATTGTTCTTGTTCTCGTAAGAAGTCTGTTCCATCGTCTACAAACCCTACAGGTGGAACATCATCTTCTATTTCTTTCATTTGTTTTGCAAACATCATCTCTTTGAGGTTGATATCTGTAAGGTCAGCGAAGTATTGGGTAGAAACAAAGTAACCAAACAACACAAGATTCATCATTAAATCATCGTGGTTACCATCTGACGCTTCATATGACTGACCCTTTGACACAAAGGTTGATATCTCGAATATACTATTCTCATCACAGATATCTAATTTCTTATTTTCTAATATATCTTTGATAGATGAACAACCGATCCGTTTTACTTTGCGGTTCATCTCAATTCCGATTCGATCTGATTTGATTGCAGATTCCATATGCATATTTTCATACTCAAGGTCTTGATATAGTCCCTGACATACCAATTGTCCAGAATCATTTGATTCAACTATCACATATGCGTTATTGTAGAAACTTGCGTACTTATATATAAAATTAGGTAAGAGTATAGGAGATATAGTGTTGTTGCGATAAACAGCAACCTGTTTGAAAGGTCTTGTGCTAATGTCGATTACCGTTGCGGTAGAATAATCCTGACCTCTTCCCTTTGACACGTCTACAGTCATTATATAATCGTGTTTTGGTTGTGGTAGTGTATAGATGTGAAAGTCACCTTCAACTTTTTTAGGTGGTTTTGCTCTAAATGACAACAACGTTTCTGCGTTGATTAGGGTATCACCCGTACCAAAGAAGGTGTTACCAAACTCTTGATCGAACTGCAATTGTGAAGTGTTCGCAATAGTCTGTTCCTTCCATTTATCGTCCCTGCCTGGCACGTCATACCAATTAACTGTAAACGGTTTAAATTCATTTATACCTTGTATCGCACCTTCCCAGATTTTATGGTAGGTATTACCGATCCCGTTCGCAGTTGAGGTAATAATAACTTTGGTTTCTTTACCCGCTGAGATAACTGGATATGTTGATGTGTAAAACTCGTTCGCTCTTTCCACGAACGCAAACTCATCCATATAAAGTAAATTAACAGACATACCACGAATAGAACTACCAGAGGTAGCACTAGCAATAATCCTACTATTATTACTAAACTCCAACGACCCTTTGTTAAGTGCCTTGCAGCCAGGTTGTAAAAAGAAAGGTAGGTTCTCCAACATAAGTGTAACACGAGATAACATCTCCCTTGCGGTTGCACCCTTATTAGCAAGGATCGCAATCGTCTTTTCTGGATGGAAACAGGCGTACCACAACAGATATCCTACACACGATATAGATTTACCTGATTGTCTACACGCAAGAACAATACTAAAACGATGTTCATTAAAGTGTCGAAACATATCTTCTTGATATGGGTACAAGTTAAAAGGTACAAGTCCTTCATCTAAGGAGATAACTTTGAGGTATTTCTTACAGAAGTATACGGGGTCTTTAGAACACTTAACGTATTCCTTTACCTCATCTTCTGTAAAGTTGTGTTGGACTCCATCTCTCTTGACATTTATATTGCCAAGATAAGAATCATTCCTGTTCGGGTTCTGCATCAATTACTACGCCTTTCTCTTTTTGAAGTAATCTTTGCAAGTCGGTTGTTGTTCCCACAAAAAGATTGTTTGTTTGGTGTTCAATCTTTTGCAGTTCGTCATCCTTGTTGATATCTTTGTGCTTCTTATTCAAATCCATAAGTTTATCATTCACATCTGAAATTCCCTTAATCATATTACTAAGAACTTCAAATGCACGAGGATGCTCTGACTCACGAGCTACTTCAATCATCAAGTCCAAAGACTCTCGACCTTTTTCGATTAGATCGTAATAGGTGTCTCTGGAATATTCATAATCATCTTTAATTTTTTTCTCTTCACTCATTATGCACTATCCAATATAGTTTCATTAAATCCATAATCACTATCAGCACTTACACCAACAGGTGTTGGAGTAATCTTCAGTGTTTGTAAATATACATCACTATCCGCAAGACCGCCGTCCTGAATAAACATATTGTTACGGACATCACGGATAACACTTCCTTCACCTTTCGGCCCATAGAATGATATTTTCATTTCGAACGATAGTGTGTATACAATTGTTCTTCGTTGTTCTATTGCACCTTCGAAATCATCATTGAAAGCAACCCCAGTAAGTGTAATCGGCACGTCTTCAGTTAGAGATGCGATATCACTAAAAGGTTTCATTGACAACGTGTATTGTGGTGCAAAGTATGGTAGAACTTGTTCTACTATTTGTAACGCATCATCTTGAGATTTCGCATAGATGTTTAAGTCGAATCCCATTTGATATGGCGTTGCAGTAAATATTTTTGTTCGTTTGTTTACCGATCCATCCAAAGGTTTTGATATTGTTTGAGTTTTATTTAACTGTCTGGACTGATCGTATGCTAAAGAAGTAATCTCAAAAGACATACGTGGTAACTTAATTGCGACTCTACGTTCTGCAGCTTCACCCCTAGACATCTCTTCCAGACGTGCAAGGAAGTTTCTTTTAGGTGCGTATGATAGAGGTACTTTTACTTGGGACACAGTTTCACCTGAACTGTTTTGACGCAGTACATATAGATTATTGAACAACGATCCAAAAATGGATACCGCAGTTCTTACTCTCTTGTGATAAAACCAAGTTCCAAACATTATTGTATATCTCCAAACGGATTAGCCTCTGAGAAGTCTAAGAAGTCTCCTTCAAAGTCATCGAATATCTTGTTCTGGAAATCATCTTGAATATCTTGCAATTCTTTTACGAGAGTCGGTGTTCCAGAAGCATCTGCGCCAGATACCAGTTTAGTCGTAGTGAACGTATGGAATTTACCATCTGTAGCTCCTGCGTGTGCCAGTTCGAGTCTATTGTCGGAATCACTCCAGTGAGTGACTTCTCCTTTCATAGTATATGTATCAAATACTTGCGATACTGTTTCACCAATAGTAAATCCACCATTTCCTGAATCGAGAATAAGTTGATACTTGTAAGTGAAATCTTCTTCAATTTCTTGTATCTCATCGATACCAGTATCAAAGTCTTCATCATTGTATTCGAACAACTCACACGTCATTCGGAATGTTGGTAGATTTTGTAATTGATAGAATGGTGTTTCGGTTTCTACCTTGTTGATCTGAAATAAAGATTCAGACATAGGCAAGAAAATTAAGTCACCTTCACGTGGTCTAAAATTATTTTTTGATAGGTTTTCACCAATCAACTTAGTCCAACGTTTACGTGCGACAACAAAAGTTGCTTGATCTCTAAGTTCTATACCAAACTTAGTAAAGATATCTCCTTCACCTTCGAACCCATCTTGGTTCTCGATATACATCTCTACCTGATACGCATCACTAAACCTAGACGGAATATCGTCTAAGAATATTTTATCTTTATTCTGAACTTCACGAGGTAGGTAATAGACATCTTGTCCATACATTTGAATTGCCTCAATGGTGAGGTCTTCGTATAGATTTTGTTCTGCCTTTACATTACTGCGAAAGTGAGAGTTTATCGCCATTTATTTTACCCCAAGAAAAAACCAGGCGGGGTATCATAATCGTTTAGTAATCTTTCTCTTATTCTTTCTAGTTCGGTGTTTGCTTCTTCTATGATTCTAGCGGCGTTAATTGTTACTCCGCCAGGCAACTGCATTCCTTCAAACTTAGAAAGATTTTCACCCCATTGTCTTTTGATAAGTGCGGTAGCACATTCTTTTATAAAAATATCATCATATAGATCAGTTGATCCTGAATCGTTTTGTCTTACATAACATTCAACGATGATATAATCACCAACCTTAAGATCACCTTTACTCCAAAGGTCACCGTGGATATGTAAAACGTTAGTTCTACGGTTATAGTCGATCTGTGGATGTCCAGTAAGTTTTAGATCGATTAGTGACAAGTATTGTTGTAACTGTTCGAAGTATGCAAGATCACCGATACCTGTACCGATATCTGTAGTGTCATTTAGTCGCATTTGATATTTTACATCAAAGAAGTTGACACCTTCGGTTTGTGAATCGATAGGAAATACCTGAACCACTGATACTATTCGATCACCAACAGCACCAAGATCGTTATTATCTGCTAACGCACCAGCAGGATTATCTGCAATTACGTTATCGATTTTTATACTTTTATCGTCTATAAACTGTTGAGTAATCTTAACAGGAATGTATCGTCTTTCTTGACCATCTCCGTGAAACTCAAAGTACATTTGTAATGCATCATCGATACGATCATCGATCTGATCATCACTTACGTTTATTTCTATGACAGGATGTCCAAGTCTACGTAAACAGTAGTCCTGTAAATCATCTCTTTGTCTTATTGTACTGTATCTTGCCATTTACTTAATCCAGTGCATCGTCCGCTACATTGTCGGACAGTCTATATTTATTTATACGAGTGTTGAGTGTCTCTTCTTCATCTTCCCACTTCTGTTCTCGTTCTCCAGTATCAATGGAGTGTCCTGTATAATAACTATCCAAATAGTTTTGCATAGCAGTAGTATTATTCACATATTTGATCGTCATATGTTTCAATCCATTATCTCTCATCCATTTACGCATTGCGTGTTTCATTGGTAATGGATCACGTACCAAATATCGTCTACTGTTATTTTCATCAGGCCCATATATAACAAACATTATGTCAACCGTACCTTGATCTCTATCAACATTACCACCCATATAAAAGGTTGGTAAACTATCTTTATAATATAATGCAAGAAACTGGTGTGGATGACTTACAAATCCTCTTGCACGAGATAAAAGAAAATCTTTCTTCGCATCATCATCGGCAAAATCTCCACGACTCCAAGGGAACGCTTCCTCTAGTGAACTCCAAGAGGACTCTATACACCTGTTCCAGACTTCCATATCGATATCATCTACATTCGATATTTCCGACATTATATAAGTTGACATAATCTAAATTCCTTAGTTGAGGAGTGTACCAGAATTATCATATACATTAATTCTATAGTATGCTCCGTGTTGTCCGTCTAATAAATCCGCATCTAATCCTGTACCCGCACCATCTACTGTTTTGATTGCAGTCATAAGTTCGGATGCGTTTGAGTAGGTCTCACTAAATGAGAATGCACCTGTTCCTGAGTTGTATGATAAATCACCACCCGCACTAAACAGACTTCTTATTGATGCGATACTTCTATCTGAGTCAGTGTAACTAAATTCACCAGTTGAACTGTTGTAACTTAGGTCACCGCCAGCAGAGAACATACCCAAGACATTCGCAGAGTCGATCTGAATATCATTTGCGTTTGCGGTAATACCTTTACCACCAACTACATTTATTGTTCTTGTAGATGCAATTGTACCACCACCTGTTAAACCAGCACCCGCAGTAATCGATACACTACTGTGATCTATGTGTTCGTTTGCAACAAATCCTGATAAGTTATCGTGGACAATATCTCCATCGGTTGTGGATATCGCACCTGTAGAATTATTATAGGTGATACCTGTTCCACCTGAGAACATCGCACGTATTTCAGCGGATGTATGCTGGTCAGATTCAGTTATAGAGAACTGTCCAGTTGAACTATTATATGACAAGTCACCACTTGCAGAGAACATTGCTCTGATTTGTGCAGAAGTATGTTGTGCGGAATCAGTGAAACTAAATTGTCCTGTTCCTGAATTATATGACAAGTCGCCACCAGCACTAAACATTCCACGAACGTTAGCAGAGTCAATGTTAAACTCACCAG